CCAGAACCGACAGAACACTAAGCACTGCGCAGAACACAAACACAACGCCTAGCGCACACCAGATTAGTTCAAACATTGTGCCCTCCGTCGACCTGCGCGTTAAGCCACTCACCAAGGCTAACTGCCTTCGTCTGCGCCTTGGGCTGCGCCTTGCTCACCATTGCGATCTTGAGCACGTTGTATTTGCCAGTGAACACAATCTTCTTCCCTGCCGGGGCATTGACATTCAGCGCTGTGTTCAGGGCCTGCTTTGCTTCCAAGTAATAATCCCAGGCATCCCGTTGCTCGTTCGTGAGCGTCTCTAGCTGTACTGGAACCATCGTGATCTGTTCGCGTGCCATGTGCATACTCCATGCGTTGGCGTTATGCGCCAAGTATGGCGCCGCAAACCTGGCAAAATTATGTCCAAGTTATCACAGTATCGTGACCAATCATCAAATCCGCGTGATCGCTATGCATTAGCGCATATCAGCCATGCGTCACGCGCAGCTGTGGCATTTTTGCCACGTTTTGACGAAACCGACCTACCCCCACCCCCAAAATTCGTGATCGCGCGCGCCGCGATATGTCTCCGCAAATTTTGTGGAAATCCAAACACCCATACCATAAAAAATCGCGAAGCGAGGAAGCGCTTTCGCGCCGGATTTGCTTCGTGGGGAGTAGAATTGTCTTGACTTTTCTGGAACTTAGAGTTATACTATACGATAATGGAGTAGTGTAAATGGTGCCCGACAGGGTCGATTTCCCGCAACGGTTTCCTACATCTGCGTGTGCGGTCTACGCACTTTGCTGCGCAGGGGAGGTGGTCTACGTTGGGCAAAGCATTAGCATTTATGCTAGGATCGCGACCCATGCGAATAACTATCGAAGATGGCGGACAGGGAAGCGATTGTACAGTGGGTTTGAGTTTGCGGTCCAGTTCGATGAGGTTTGGGTCAAATACTGCGCAGAGCGCGAGCTTGATCAACTTGAGTTTCAGATGATTCAAAAGTATCAGCCTAAGTATAACATAGCGCTTAGGCGATTGGATCCGATTGAAGTTGAGATCCGCTCGCGAAGAATGAGGATCGACCTGGATAAGTTGGGACTGAGCAAATGGACGCAGGGTTCAAAGAGATCATCGCAAGGCTTTGCGAGAAGGGTTTAACGACCAAGCGACGCAGTTGGCGCGAGGTGGAAAGGGAACTTCGCGCTAGGGACAAGTACCAGAAGGTTCCGCTACCGAAGATGAAATTTCTAGAAGATGAAGATACTAGTTGGCTGCGAATTTAGCGGAGTTGTAAGGGAGGCGTTTGCTGCGCTTGGCCATGAGGCGTGGTCATGTGACCTGCTGCCTTCAGAGATTCCAAACCACCATATACAGTGTGATATATTCGAAGCGATTAGCTTGACAAATTGGGATTTGCTTATTGCTCATCCGCCCTGCACGTATCTGTGCTCGTCTGGGGCAAGGTGGTTTAGTACTAGACTACAGCAGCAGGACGAAGCTGTCGACTTTGTTATACAACTGTACAACTGTAGTATCAATCGAGTCGCAATTGAGAATCCAATTGGTGTGCTCAGTACAAAGTGGGCACCACCTGACCAAGTGATCCAGCCATATTGGTTTGGTCATCCAGAACGGAAGGCCACCTGTCTCTGGCTCAAGAACCTACCAGGACTGAGGTCAGAGAATTGGCTGTCTCTAATTGAAGTCTGGGATAAGGTACATTATGCTGCCCCTAGTCCCACTAGGTGGAAAGATAGAAGCCGCACTTACACTGGCATCGCACGCGCGATGGCAGTTCAATGGGGATCTCTTGAACCAGCTGCTGCAGCCTAGCATACAAATCTTTCGTGAATCGCACGTTGCGATCGCGAGGATGGTTGCTGTCGGCATGACTCTTAGCGAAATCCGCCGGAGGACAGGTTATTCGGTTCGACGATTAAGCCTTTACCTCAAAACCCCCGCCTTCATGGACTTAGTTGCGAAGGTTGCGCCCGAAGCGCAAGAATCTTTCAATCAGGCCACTGATTCCTACGCCGAGCTTAAGGCCGAGAACGGCCTGCTCGCCGAGCAAATGATAAATGACAAACTACACGACACCATCGCACGCAATGAGTTCCTCCCCACACGTGAACTCGTAACCATCTCAGCTGATTTCGCTGACCGGTTTGGTTACTCCAAGCGTGCTGAAGTTCAGCACAATCACTCATTCGCAGATCTACTCGACAAAGCTATCGAGCGATCTGGTAGAGCTAAGCTAATCAACGGGACAGCCACAGAGGTTGCCCACAAGCCAGCTGGTTTCGTTAAGCGCGTATAGTGGAGGCCGTCGCTTGAGTCCGAAACTTGTTGAATGGCTCGCGAGCGTAAGTGGCGATCCACTTGCGTACGTTCTGGGTTGCTTCCCCTGGAACGAGGCCGGGACGCGCCTTGCAGCGTTCAGTGGTCCCGAGCCATGGCAAGCTTCAATCCTCCAACGGATTCGCGACGGCCTTCTCACACCTGACCGTGCGATCCAAGAAGCCGTTGCCTCGGGCCACGGCGTGGGCAAAAGCGCTCTCGTCTCTTGGATCATCAAGTGGGCGGTAGACACCAAACCTGACACTCGTGGTGTTGTGACAGCCAACACAGAAACGCAGTTAAAAACCAAGACCTGGGCGGAGCTGGGCAAGTGGCACCACCTCTCACTTACACGTGAGCTATTCAAACTCACAGCCACCGCATACTTCCATACGGAACACGAGCGAACGTGGCGTATTGACATGGTGCCTTGGTCGGAGCGCAACACAGAGGCCTTTGCTGGTTTGCACAATCAAGGTCGCCGCATCTTGGTCGTGTTCGACGAAGCTTCAGCTATACCTGATGTTATTTGGGAGACGACTGAGGGTGCCCTTACCGACCGCAATACGCAGATTGTTTGGTGTGTATTTGGCAACCCGACTCGGAATACGGGTCGGTTTAAAGAATGCTTTCCTGGCGGTCTATTCTCCAGAGTATGGCATTCGACCCAAGTCGACTCGCGCCAGATCTCGTTCACCAACCATGACCAAATCGGACACTGGATAGACGCCTATGGTGATGACTCGGACTTCGTCAGAGTTCGTGTTAAGGGTGCGTTCCCTAGAATTGGCGAGCAAGAGTTTATCTCGGCTGAGGTCGTCGCGGAAGCCATTGCGCGTGAAGCAGCTTGCTATGGGCATGAACCGCTTGTCCTTGGCGTTGACGTCGCTCGTTATGGCGACAACGAAACAGTCATCTTCATTCGCAAGGGGCGCGACGCACAGACGTTCCCGCCAGTAAGGCTTCGGGGGGCCGACGTTGTTACAGTGGCTACAAAGGTTTCGGAAGTTTCTACCCAGTATAATGCCGACGCAATCTTTGTTGATGGTGGTGGTGTGGGTGGTGGTGTTGTTGATTGCCTACGTAATCTTCATATACATTGCTTTGACATTAACTTCGGCGCTAAACCAGATTCGGTGGGATACGCTACGGGTATTGAAGGCACCCTATATGCTAACAAGCGCGCCGAAATGTGGGGTGCGATGCGAGAGTGGCTGAGGACCGGTAGCATCCCGCAGGATCAAGATCTCCGGGCGCAGCTGGTTGGCCCCACCTACACTTTCAACCTTCGGAACGAAATCCAACTTGAGCGCAAGGAGGACATGCGCAAACGGGGACTAATGTCGCCGGACTTGGCGGACGCCCTCGCTCTAACCTTCGCCTATCCAGTCCAAATGCACCTTGGTGCGGGAGGCCAGTGGAACCAGAAGTCGAAAGTCGAATCAGACTACGACCCGATTGCGATGTTTGAGAAAGAGATCGGCCACGAGCGCAATCGCAACCCTTACCAGGAGACCTACCCATGAACCCAGGAGACCTACCCATGACAGACGAGGAACGGGACATCCATAGTTTGCTATATCAGCCAGCCCTAAGAGAGCTTAGCGACAGATGCTTGAACAGCTCAGTCCTTTTTCGACAGACTGCTGGCAACTCTTCGCTATTAGTTTACCTCAGTATTGTGCACGACACTGCTAGTGCCATACTGGCCGACAATGACAACTACTACAAGCAGGTAAAGAAGGTGGCTTAGCTATGGAAAGTGTTTTTAAAGAGCTAATGAGGTTCATAGAGGAGTCCGGGCAGTATAATCAGAACGACCTGGATGATATAATACCTGGGGAGCCTTTGATCATTGTGGGGAAAGCCAGGGCTGTGTTGGTGTTAAAGCTTATGGGTCACCTTCTTACTGACTGGGGGTATATTGTCATAAGACAGCAAGTGAAAGAAGCCTCAGAGGAAGAGTTAGAGGATTATCTCGTTTGCCCTGGTTGTGGATCCCTACATAAACTTAAGGAGGCAGCATGAGTTTTGGCGGCGGTTCCCCACCACCAATGATCATCCCACCAGCTCCTCCCCCAGCGGCGCAGCTGACCCAGCCAACCTCTATGAAGCCACCTAAGAAGGCACAGCAGGCCTCATTCATTGGCGAAGCTCTCACCCCTGGCCAACGTGAAGCTGGTGGGCGTTCACTTATTGGCGGTGCCCCAACAGCGTTAGGAGCGGGTTAATGCCAACTGTCCCTGGTCAGCCAACTGATCCAGCCGTAGAAGGCCCAGGGACAAAGCATTTTATGATGGCCGCGGCAGTCATGAATCAGCTCGGCAAGTTCAAGCGTGCCATTATCGACGAACAGGCAATGAAAGAGATTCCAAAGCAGGAAGGCAATATCCCACTCTACTCTGGAGTTAGAGACTGATGGCCACCGCCCAATATGGTCCAGGTCGCGGGCGCAATATTTCTGCCCAAGC